GAATCACTCCTCCTTTACGAGAAGGAGACATTGTGTTTTTTCCAAGTGTGCTAGAACATTATGTAACTGTTAATGAAAGTGATGAAACCAGAGTGACTATTAGTGCTAACTTTACTATAAACGAGAGAATAGATGAAGAAAAACAAGATTAATGAAGAAGAAGTTTTTGAAATAAGCAAAAACTATTCAGTCGACATAAAAAAATTAGGAAGAAAGCAAACAACCGTAGTAGTTGTGGATGACTTTTACAAAAATCCTATGATGGTAAGACAATTAGCTTTAGATATTCCAGCTTCATTTAATCAACGTATCAGAGGAAATAACCCTGCTTGGAGAATTAATGCTTTTTATGTCTTAGATTCAATGGCTTGGGTGTTTGATCAGCTTTGTAGACAGTATTATCCAAATATAATGTCCCATTGGTCACCAAACATGATGAGTGAAAGTTTTATGAGAGCTACTTTTATGGTAAATGTAATGCAATCTGAAAATTTACCACCTATGTCCCCACACATGGACAATCCAAGTGGCTTAAATTTTGCTAGTACCATATATTTAAACACAGAAAATGAAAGTAACGGTGGAACTTCCTTTTATGAGTTTGCCGGAAAAGAGTCTATACAGGATAATGATTCATATAACTATTATGACAAGGAAAAAACTACTCCTATTACAAAATATATTACGGATTCGATAGGAGATTGGGAAATGACTGGCATGGTTCCAATGAAATTTAACAGAATGGTGTTGTATCCACAGAACATGTTACACACCGCATACGTAAAACAAGGAATGTTTTATGATAATTTGTATAGATTGAACCAACAGTTCTTTATTTAGGAGGAAACATGGAAGGTGATTTTAATGGAATAGAAGAATACAGGCATGTATTTCCTTTAGACTATTGTAAAAAGTTAATTGAAACATTTGAACAACGTGCTTCTATGCAGTTGACCGAACATCAAACTGGTTTTAAAAATCAAGATGAAAGAATATTCATGGATCTAGCAAATCATAATAATATGTTTCATGTAGACGCAGATTTATGTAAGTTTTTCTATCAAACTGTAATGACCACGTATGAAGAGAAATATAGATCAAAATATGATAGTTTAGCCGCAGTTGTACAGCATTCACCCAAAGGAATGAGCATACAAAAAACAAGACCACATCAAGGATACCATGCTTGGCATTGTGAGAACGCTGATTTGTGTACATCTTCAAGGGTAATGGCGTACACTTTGTATCTTAATGCTGTAGAAGAAGGTGGCGAGACAGAATTTTTATATCAAGGCGTAAAAATAAAACCAGAACCTGGTAAGTTAGCATTCTTTCCAGCTTACTATACTCATCCGCATAGGGGAAATCCTATTTACAAAGGAATTAAGTACATAGTATCTGGATGGTATACATTAGACGAATAGGAGTAACAATGAGATTATTGATAGCAGTACTGTTTTTGTTTACAGTAGTCGCTGTATTTACAGACACAAGAGCAAAAGCAGGAGAATGGCAAGAGAAACCTGTAATGTGTGGTCCAGAAGAAGAAATTTTTCCTTTATTGCGTGATAAAGAAGAACAATTACTTCTAAGAGGAGATTTGTTAGCTAAAGTTAGAGATCCAGATGAAGCAAACGGCCTATCGGTTACTCCAGCTATATTGCCTTTAGCTGTATATGGTAATTTTGAGACAGGAACATATACTATTCTTGAATATCATGGTGAACCCTATCAACAATTTTGCGTAATCGCATTTGGTCAAAACTTACACCTACCTGATTATGGAGTAACAAAGTGAAAATTTGTGTTGTAGGTGGAGGAACTGCTGGCTTTGTTGCCGCTCTTATTTTAAAAAAGAGCTATCCACAATTTACTGTAGACGTTATCCGTAGCACAAAGATTGGAACAATTGGAGTTGGTGAAGGAAGTACAGAACACTGGCAAGCCTTTATGGATTTTTGTACTATTACCGCGGGTGAATTAATAAAAGAAACAGACGCAACATTTAAATCAGGTATAATGTTCCAAAATTGGAATAAAAATGATTTTTTACAGAGTGTCCACGATCCTTTTGTAGGTGAACACCTAGGTATGCCTTTAATGTATGCTAAATTGATATCAAATAATGTTCATCCTAAAGAATTTGTAGGCGAGTACACATGGAAAAGCTACACACCTTTTAATAAATTTATGGACGAAAGGCCTAATGACGTAGGAGTAAGTCAATATCATTTTAATACTAGTAAGTTAAATGACTTTCTAACAAAGAAAGCAATTGAATATGGTTGCCAAGTAATAGATGATGAAATAATCGGTATAAACATGCCAGACGGAAAAAATATTACAAGTCTAAAAGGTGAAAAGTCAGATTATCATTATGATTTTTACATAGACTCAACAGGATTTAAACGTTTGCTTATTGATAAAATGGGAGCCAAGTGGCAAAGTTATTCAAAATATTTAAAAATGAAAGAAGCCATTGTGTTTCCTACAGAAGAAGAAGACGAAATACCGATTTGGACAGTAGCTAGGGCAATGGACAGTGGTTGGATGTTTAGAATTCCTGTTTGGGGTCGCAAAGGCAACGGTTATATCTATGACAGTGATTTCATTTCAGCAGATGATGCTAAACTAGAGGTAGAAAATTATCTTGGCCATGAAATTTCAGTAGCCAAAAACATAAAATTTGATCCTGGAGCATTAGATAAGCCGTGGATTAATAATGTTTGTGCTATAGGACTTTCGGCTAGCTTTGTGGAACCATTAGAAGCCAGCAGTATAGGCACAAGTATTAACCAAAGTTTCTTGTTAGCACAGCGTATTGTAAATTATAATGAATCAACAACTAAAAGATACAATGAAGAAGTTGAATCCATAATGAATAATATCAGAGATTTTATATGTTTACACTATGTTACTGATAAATCTAACACTGAATTTTGGAAACATATCACAGAAACAGAAATGCCAGACAGTTTAGCGAATAATTTAGAAATGTGGCGAACAAGATTACCTATATCTGATGACTTGACTGACAAAACTTCAAAAATTCTGTTCAATGAATACAATTACATACTAGTAATGTATGGACTAGGTTTGATAGATACTAAAGCTATACAAAAACAATACGAAAGCATTCCGCCTGAAGCAAAAGAATTTGTAAACAGACAAATGAATATAAAAAAAGAAAATGATATGCTAAAATCTATTCCGCACAAAGTAATGTTGGATTTGATTAGGAGGCTGACGTGAGAATATTTGCGTTTGGTTGTAGCCTAACACAATATTTTTATCCTACTTGGGCAGATATTCTTATTCAACAATACAAAAACAAAGGTTACAAAGGTTCTAATTGGGCCAAGAGTGGAGCAGGCAACATGTATATCAACATGCGTCTGTGGGAAGCAAACACAATACATAAATTTAACAAAGATGATATTATACTTTTACAATGGTCTAGTATGTATAGAGAAGACAGATACCATATGGGTAAAGGTTGGTGGACACCTGGTAATTTTAGTAGACAAACAATTCAAAGCGATTCTAAATTTATTTTAAACAATTATTTTTATGAAAACACTTGGAAGTGGGCTGACATAATGCACTGTACAATGCGTGATTGTTCTATAATAAGTGCTACACATAAAGCATTAGAAGCAATAGGTTGTAAGATTTACTCAACTTATTTTAGAGATCCTTTTGAAGGTTGGGAAGATGCTCCAAAACATTTCAACAAAACTAATCCTAAACTTGAACTAGAGGACGTAGGAGCAGTTTTAGAATCTTATAGACAAGATATCAAAACAACATGTCCTCCTATTTTAAACGCACTGAATTTTGGAACTGACGAAGATTTTTTTATTACAAGACCAAAAAGTGTACCTAGCTTGAAGGAAGAACATAAGCATATGAATATACATGAATTACATCCATTGACTCACGAAGCGGCACAGTTTGTTGAAGAACATGTTGAGCCTTTATCCACAGAAACAAAACAATTTGTAAATGAATGGAAAGAAAAACTTACGTCAAATGATCCTATAATTCTAGAAGATTTACAATGGCACAACAAAGATAAAATAGGATGGTCAGATGATCAATGGAGACCATAATGTCAATACCAGTAATAGGATTAGATAGAGACGGAACAATAAACGAAGATATAGGACTTACGCAAGAAGGAGTGCCTCCCTATTGTATTAAGCCAGACCAATTTAAGCCAATTCCGGGTAGCTTAGAAGCTGTTAAAATGATTAGAGATAAAGGCTATGATGTAGTCATATTGACCAATCAATCAGGAATACAAAGGGGTGTAATGGACGCAGTTGATGTTGATATAGTTAATAATTATATGCTTGAACTATTAGCAGAAGTAGGATGTAAAAGTATTAATGGATTATACTATTCTACTACTCCATTCAAAGACGATCCTTATAGAAAACCTAATCCAGGAATGTTCAAAAGAGCGGCTTCTGAGATAGGAGTTGATTGGAACAATGGTGTGTACGTAGGTGATAAAATTACAGATTTGAAAGCCGCGGTAAAGGCCAAAGCAAAGCCTATCCTTGTAAAAACAGGATATGGATTAGAAACAGCTAAGAAGTTAGAAACGTTTGCTAATCAAGATCTAAAGAAAAAAACAGAAGTATTTGATAATCTACTAGCTTTTGCCCATTCATTAGTGGATATTTCCTAAAATATTAAAGCTCTACATATCATAACAAAACGATAAATACAGTATGGAGCAGGTAAATGAATAAACTTCTGACAAACTTTTTTACAAAAGGGCAAAATAATTCAATATTATTACCTAGTAGATCTAACTTTAGCTTTAGAGGTAGCTGGGTAGCAGTACAAAGAAATAACACTATAATAGATAAATTTCATCTAGGTGACTTCAGTAGTGCTATGTATCAAGTAGCAGTTGAGTTTGACAGTAATGAGAAGGAAACAATGCAGATTTCTGTGGTTGCTAGACCAGACAGAGCTGTTGTTTCAATATTTGGTAGGGCAACAATTAACCAAGAATTAATAAATGTTACAGCGGCAGTAGACGCTAGTAGCGTATATCTTTACGCTAGTCCCAAATCAAACACATATTTAGGCAGTAAAGTTACATTTCATGCTACCTATGCTCAGGCAATACATCAGTTAACTCCACCAGCCATAGTCGAGGATACATCAACGACGGAGGCATCTGGAATAAATACTTTTGATGCTACAACTAGCACATTTGATAAAACTAATGTAACATTTGATAGGACGTAATAATGGCAAAATCAGTAATTAACGTAGGTACAGCCGCAAACGATGGAACAGGTGATAATCTTAGAGCAGGTGCCGCCAAGATTAATGCTAATTCTGAAGAGCTGTATAACGCACTAGGTGATGGCACTAACTTAAAAGATATCATTAATTCAAATCTTGAACTTGATATCCCTAATGACAACGCAAAAATAAACAAGGTAAGTTTTCATGCTTCAACACTAAACCAAATGAATGCTATTGATGCTTCAACATATCACGGAGCAATGCTTCATGTACACGAAGGTGGTTCAGTGTATGTAGCACACGCAGGAGCATGGCACAAATTACTTTTAGATGCTAGTGGCGGAACAATTACAAATTATACAGATCCTTTAAAAAGTGTTGCTTACGTAGGAAATATTAATTCATTATCAGATGTTGATACAGTCAGTCAAGCACCACAAACAGGAAACGTTCTTAAATGGGACGGTGGTAAATGGGCACCAGGAACTGACGTTGCTTCAGGAGGATCAGGATTAGATGCTGATACGCTTGACGGACAAGATGGTTCATATTATTTAAACTACAACAACTTAAACAACAAACCAACAGTTCCAAGTTCATTAACAGATTTAAGTATATCAGATGGATCAAACGGACAAGTATTAACAACTAACGGCAGTGGTACGTTTACTTTTACTACAATTAGCACAGGCGGAAATCAAAACATTTTCCAAACATTTGATGGAGATACTGGTACAACAACAGCTAATTCTACAACTGATACTTTAACAGTGGCAGGTGGTGCTAACATTTCTACAAGTATTGTAGGAGATACTTTAACTATTGCGTACACAGGTTCACCTAACTCAGGTGAGGAAAACCAGTTTGCGTTTAGTAATGTTCAATCTGATTCAGGATTAGCACAAGCAGATTCAAAAACTGACACACTTACTATTGCTGGCGGAACAAACATTTCAACCGCAGTATCCGGTGACACAGTTACAATTAATTATTCTGGAACTAATGACTTATCAAGTTTATCAGACACAACTATAACAAGTCCAGGTACTGGTGCTTTGTTTGCTTACAACGGTTCAAGCTGGGTAGACTTGAGTCAAAAAATTGACCAGGTTGCTTATCAAGCAATAACAAGATTAAGAGTATATGCCGATTCATTCAATGGTTATAAATTTGATCAGTATGGTAACACAGAAGATCCTATCATTTATGCTATAAATGGTACAACCATTGCGTTTGATTTGAATGACAGTTCGATGAGCAGTCATCCATTCCAAATAGAAACAAGTGGTGGTACTGCTTACAGTGAAGGATTAGTACACGTAGCAAATAACGGCACAGAATCAACTGGATCATCAGCTCAAGGTAAAACATCAGGAACATTATACTGGAAAGTACCTTCAGCAATAAGCGGTAACTATGCTTATCAATGTACAAGCCATAGTGCCATGAGAGGTACGATTACTATTAAACAGATAAGTGCGATTTAAGGATAAAGTATGTCAACTGTAATTAACGAAAAATTCCAAGCACAAAACGGATTTGAAAGTCCAAATTTTAGTGTAGATACTAACGGAAAAATTACTGCGCCTACTATTGACGTACAGTCAATATTACTTAACGGTACACAATTCGTTCAGTATGTACCACCGTCAGATGATGCTGACGATACAGGTACTACTGTTTCTAACAGCTTTGAAAGTTTAGCTGTTACAGGTGGAATATTCAAAGTAAACTATCAGAACACAACTAATCTTTCAGTAATTAATGGCAGACTAACAATTAATAATGTTGGAATACCTGGCACTATAGACAATGTTGACATAGGTTATAACACAGCAGGACAAATTAAGACATACGGAATTGATATGACAAACGCTCCTGATAGTACAGTGAGTCAAATCAATTTAAATGGCGCAACAGTAAATGGGGATTTAAATATGACTGATAACGTTGTATTACCGAAGGATCCATCACTTACTACACACGCAACAAGAAAAGGATATGTGGACGCAACGGCAACGGCCTTAGCAGTAGCATTTGGAGCATAAAATATGGCAAAGAAAAAGATTCAAGAATATAAGTTTTATCCGGGGATAGGTATAAACGATAGCGTTTATCCAAATGCTTATGCTCTAATTACAGCCAATAAAAATTTTATACAAAAAGAAGTAACGGCATGGATTGCTAGACAGGTTCAATTAAATGCTACAGGTTTTGTAGGATACACATACGATGCGGCCAAGTGTGAAAGAGACACAGGCTACAACGTTGACGCATGGGCACATGACTTAACATATGGTGGTAATCAAGAAACTACTAGAATAGCTAAAACATATTGGGAAGGTGATGTAGCACAACTGGATGGCGACAGACAAGCTGAGATATTAGCAAAAGGTTTTACAAGAGATTTAATCAACAATCATATTATTACAAACAGTCCACAGGGTACTCCATATCAGACCGCAGTAGCACAAGTAACCACAGCTAACGCTGGAGAATCTGCGGCAAGTACAAGAATACAGATATTAGCACAAATAGTTATTGATGTGATTACAACAGGAACAAGTGCGTTACCTACTTTCGAAAGAAAAGGATTAGGACACATTAGATTCCCAGGCAATTATGACACAAGTGATTTGTTAATTGTTACAAATACAACAAAAGCAACAGTCATTTACAACTTTACTGATCCACTTAAAGGTGGTAAAGCAACAAGAGAAGATGATGTTACTCCAAGAGACTCAGGCGGCTATGTTATCAAATATGAT